GGTCAGCTCGTTCCAAAAACCGCTATAGCGCGCAGTCTTGGCGACCGGCTCCTTGATTATCCACGACGCCGCGCCGGCGTTGACGCCGCTGGTCAAAACACAAAGCTGGTTTAGGCCGCCGCTAGCCGTCCAGCTGGCAGGCAACGCCGCATCGTCAAACGTGCCGACGGTGGTACCGGTCGCCCAAGCCGTCGCCGCCGTGACGGAGCCCGAGAAGATGACTGTGCGGCTGCCCTGGTAGGTGATGCTGCCATAGGGCGCCACCTGCGAAACGCTTACCGCGTTCTTGAGGTCGCCGGTGTAATTAGCCTCGAAGGTGACAAGCATGTCGACCTCGATCGGCTGATCTTGGTCAGCTACTCGGCGCTGAAATTCGTCGTGGCTAGCGATAGCCGTGCCGACTGTGCTGCCGTCGGCCTCGTCGTTGCCGGTGGCTTGGTTGATATGCCAAGTGGTTTGTTTGCGCCATGAGAGATGGCTTTGGCAAGCTCGCACCCACCGGCCCGCGCCGCTAGCTGTGCCAATGACCGTGATGCCATCCGTGCCGAGCGTGCTGGTCTTGTCGAGCCACCACAAATCCTTGACGCTTGCCATGGCCGCTATGGCGCCATCAGATAGCGCCAGATCGTCGACCACCGAAAGGGCCACGATGTTCGCCACAACAAGCGTCGAGCCCGCGCCGGACGTGATAACAATGTCGACCTGCCTGGTCGCCGGGTTGTATGCGATAGTTGGGCCGATAAAGTTTAGGTCGTTCGTGTTGGGTTGAATCAACACACCGCTGTCGTAGATATTTGGCCCGAGCAAATCGGCGAGCCAATCCGTTGTCCCGACCGGCATGGCTAGACCGCCTCGATCGTTATGTTGATGGCGTGCAGCTGGGTATCGGGTGCGGCGTTCGCGCCCGCTTCGCAGTCCCACGCCACCGAGTAACTCGCACCCGGCAAAACGGGATGAGCGATACCGGAAGCGCTGAAGCTGTGCAGGGTGTCAAGCGTTGCGGCTGGCGATGGGTCGAGCGCCGTGGCGACGTTGTTAAGCGCAACCGAGCCGCTTGCCGGCAGGTGATAGTCGAGCCGGATGGCTTGCGGCGTGGCGGGGTCAAGGCCGCCATGGCCGGCGATGTTTATCGTCCACGCCTCGATGGCGGTTACCTGAAACGGCCCGCTGGCCAAAAGCGCCGCGCCGAGGTTTACGCCCCATCGGATGGTATCGGGCGCGCCGGGTGCAGCACCTTGGCTCCACAGCCCCGCCGCCGTATCGTAAACGAAAGCGCCGCCGGTGCTGCCGCCAGGGCCGCCGAGGGCCGCCGAGATAACAAGCGGGCCGGCTGGCACGGTGCGGTTGCGAAGGTAGGTCAGGGCGTCGGCGACCTCTTGCGAATTGTTGACGAAGTTGGCTTGATTAACGGCATCGCCGTCGGCGAACGTCGTAAAGCTCGCGGGCCAAGCGTCGACCGGTGTAATGATGACTGGCATGATTTGCTATCCTTGATTTGTCCACTTTATCGTTTCGCCGCCAACGACGAAACCCGCCCCGCATATCAGGCCGGGCTGCCCGCAATAAATGCCGGACAACACTAGCAGGATATAAGGGTTTATGCTGTGCCCGCTTTTCCACTGCCGGGCGATTTGTTGGGCCGTCCTCACGTCGCCATAAAGCGCCGTCGAGCCGACGGTCTTGGCGTCGTCGCCGGTAGACACCACGAAGCCATTGCCGCAGACCCATGGCACCCATGGGTGGGGCTGCTCGACGACCACCACGAACCGCGACCACCAGCAAGCCAAGACCTCAAGCACGGCCGGCCCTTCGCTCACGAGCGGGTTGCTAGCTTCGCTCGTGGCATAAAGCACGACGCGGTCGCCGGCTGTCGGCTTGATCGTGAACGTCTTGCCGTCGTTGCTAGCGCTGCCGCGTAGTGTTAGCGCCCAGCTGCCGCGGTAGCCTAGGCCGCTCCAGCTTTGACCATCGAGCCGCTGGATCTCGCTGTTGCCCGAAATGCCGGCGTTGAATAGCTCGACGTTGACCAGCTCGCGCACCGCGTGCGGCTCTTCAAATCGCCAGCTCTGCCGGCTTGGGCGCTCGTCGTTGTTGCTCGCCTCGATGACCTGCACGCTATCAAAGCCGGCGTCGTTGAATTGCCGAGCGATAGCCGTGCCCGCGCCGGCGTATTGCCACGCCTCCCACGCATCGGCAAGCCGCGCGCGGTAGGTGCTGTTTGTGTCGGCTGGGTAGCGCGGCATCATCCGCTCGTCGCCCACCGGAGGCAACGCGTCGTTGGGGCTCGACTTCTCACGCAGCCACGGCGCCTTCAATGCTTGAGCTGAGCCCTCGGCGAGCAGGTCAAACGTCAGACCAACCATGCCGCCCATCAGGCGACGACCAACAAAGCGCCGCAACCATGGCGGGCTTATGTTGAATATAAAGCTTCGGTTTGTATACGTCACGGCCAGTTGATGTAGGTCGGGGTGATGGTGCCGACGGTCACCACGTCGAACGGATTGACCGGCACGTCTGCCGCCGGGGTGGCCATGACGACGTTGACAACGCCATCCACGGAGCTGATAGCCGTTATTAACTCCGAGAGCAGGACGAAGCCCGCGCCGCCGATGTCGGTGCCGCCGATGGGTAGGCCGTTGAGGAAGTCGGCCACGGCCGCCTCGATGGCGGCTTGTGTCGCGGCGTTGTTCTTCGCGGTCTCAATGTAGGCTTGAAAGGTCACGTTTTGCGAGACTTCGGTAGCGGCCACCGCTAGCGGGTCGCTCGTGATGCAGACCTTGGCGTCGAACTCGGCTTGCACGGTGGCCACGTCGGCCGGCTGTGCCGTTGTGGCCTCGCGTGCGAGGTAGATGTCAAGCGTACCTGAGCCGCGCGGGTTGCTGTCATCTACTTTGACCTTTCGCAAGTCGCTGTCGATGGTGAGCGCCAAGTTGATATAGAGATCCGCCGGGCTGCCGATGGGGTTGAGCGTCGCCCACTTTGACGTGTTGCGAGCGCGTAGAGTTGCGTCGCTTTCTTCGTCGACGCCTAGCGTTGTCAACCACGTCGTGGCGGGCGCTATAGCGTCGTTTGAGCCGGTGACACCGGCCAGCGGCGTGTTGAGCGTGGTGATAGTGCCGTTTGACACGTTGCCCGCTGTGCCGGCCGCTAGCGCTTTGATGGTGACGACAAGCGTACCGCCGGCCGGCACGGTGCCGCCGGTCGTGTTTTGGTACTGCACGCCGTTTGCGTCGCTCACGATTAGATCGCCCACGCCGAAGGTATACGGCGGGCCGACGAGCCCACCGGTCAGGGTGTAGTCGCCCTCGGCCGCAACTGCTACCACTCGCTGGTTGTCGTAGTGGCTATTACTAAAGGCCGTCAGCGCGTCGCCGGTGGCGCTGTCGTTGAAGCCAAAAAGGCTGATAGTGAACACGGCTTCAGCCCACCGCGCCGAGGCCGTGCCGACCATCTGAACGATTGTTCGTTGCACGCTGCCGGGCTGCCATCCGGACGTGTTGAAGCCGAGCGCTTGAAGCGTGTCGAGCAGGCGGGCCGTTTCGTCGTTGTCGGTGACGGGCGTTCGGAGTTGTTCTAGTGATAAAGGCATCAGATACTCTCGTCGAATTCTAGCACGATCTGCTGCCCGCCGGTGCGCTGCTCGACGGTGAACGTCATGTCGAACGGCCCATCGTCGTCTTGAACCTCACACAAGATCGTCAACCGGTCGGCGTTCAACGTAACCGTGGCCACCGCGTCGTTGATGCGCTCGTCTTTTACTAGCTCGTTTTGAACGTTTGCAGCGATCACCTGCGGCACAACGCCAGCGCGCCCGATGAGGTCGGTGACGTTGTAGCCGAAATTGGGGTCGTAGAACAAATAGCCCGCCGACGTGCCGAGGCGACGGGCCACCGACTCGCCAAGCGCCCGCCGCTTGCTCGTCAGCGACAAGTCAAAATCGAGATCGCTGGAGCAGCTAATGTCCGATCCATAATCGATGCTCGCCATGCTATGCCCTCAACTTTGGGTTGCCCGACGTGATAACGCCGGAGAAATTGAACACGACTGGAGTGATCGGCGTTGTGGCTAAGCCGGGCGCCGAGAGCGCTACCACCACCGGCGGGCTGCCGATGCCATCGGAGAAGCTGAGCGCCACCGTGCCGGGCGCGGTTTGTGCCACGGTCAAGCTACCCTGCGTCGTGCTGTCGTTGGTCCTTGCTATGCTCTCGGTGCCGCCGTCAAACGTCACGCTATCGACCGGCGTCTCGCGCAGCCACTGGGCAACATAGGGCCGCGATGGGTCGCCGGCCTCAAAGCCAACCAAGCACCGCGAGCCGGGCGGGACCTCGGCCGAATAGCCGGGCTCGCCATGCCTGGCAATGATAGCGCCGAGGCCGAGGCCGCGAATCTTCTCGTCGTCCGGTATCAATTGCAGCCGCCCATCGAATGCTTGAATAGCTACCGTGCACGGCCATAACGCATGGTAGGCAAGCCGACGCCCCACGACGGCATCGATGATGGCCTCTAGGCTGCCTTTGATACGGCCCGCCGTGGCGGCTTCGCTGTCGTCGAAAAACAGCTCTTGGCGAAGCCGGCCGGCGCCGAGGCTTGTTGCGACGTACGACACCGGGCGGCCGTCGAACTTCGTGCCGGGTTGCACAAGGTTGTCGACCTCCGGCGCCACGGTGACGGACCCGAAAGATGGGTCTTGCAAAATCTCGGTTGTATCAACACGCGACTCTTCGAGCGCCGGAGCGCCAAGCCGCAGCTCACCGGCTCGGGTGATTCGCCAGTCGGTCGCCATCCGGTCGGCGACGTCTTGCACCGCGTGCGACGCCGCGCCGGCTGTGCGCTGCCAGTTGGCCACCACCACCGTCGACAGGTCGACCGAATCGGCCGCGATGGGTTGGCCGGTTGCGTCGCTTATCTCACCGAGCACGGCGCCAAGCGTCACGCCGACATAATTCTTTGGCGGCAGCACATCGACAAGCCGACCGCTTCCGCCGTGGATGCGCGCCATATACCGGCCGCCGTCGTCGCCGCATCGGAACACCGAGCCGACAAACTCCACGCCGCCGATGGCCAGCGTGACGGCCTCGCCGGCTTGCAGGGTTTGCGGGTAGTCGATCTCGACGTCGGCCGTCCAGTTGCCCACGCGCGGCTCGTATATGCTAGCCGAGAGCACCGGGCGCCCGTTGAGGTTGTAGGCCGGCTCGCTCAAAACGTGTTGTCCTCGGCCTTGCCTGATATGATCGGACCATAGCCCACCGTGGCCGGGTCGCGCAACTCTTCAGCTTCTGCATTCGAGTTCTGGGCAGCTTCTCGCGCGGCGTGGATCGCGCGGTCCTCTTCGCGTGACTGGCCGTCGAGCGCGTTGGCGTCTTCTTGCTCGATGTTTTGCCAGTACTCGCTTGGGTTGTTTGGGTCGTTGACGCCTTTCCCGCGACGGGTGCCGGCGCCCTTCTTGACCTTTCGAGGCTTGGGCACCCACTCAATGGCCGCCATCGTAACCGTCAGCTGCTGGCTTTTCTTGTCTATGTTTGGCACGCTTACCGCCTTGATATAGCAAGACGAAATCCCAAGCAGCGAAAGCGACGGGTAGACAATGGCGAGCGGCTGGCGCGGGCCACCGGCACGACGCGGCGACACGAGCGGAAGCAGCCGCTGCAAATCTTCCCAGTCGGTCGGGTTATAGATTAGCAGCTCAATCGTCCACTCGGCGAGGTCGTTGCCGTTGTCTTTGAGTGTAGCGCCGTCGGAGCCTTTGCTTTTCTTCTGGTCGAGCCGGCGCGCAATGCCTTTGCCGCTAATGCTACAAATGCCCGGCCAGCGCTCGCCGGCTAGGTATAAGGTGTCCCACTCGTAAACTTTAAGCTCACCGCCGCCGAAGAACTGAAGCCCGGCCGTCATCGTACCGCCACGCCCAGCTCAAGCGCCGCCCGCTCGAAGGCCGAGGCCATCTGAAGTAGCTGCTGCTTTTTGATTTCGCTGGCCGTAGCGGCAGCGCTAGCGGCCTCGTTGACCGACGTCTCGAAGACGTTGCTTTGATTTATGACCGGCGCGCCACCGCCAACGGCCAGCTGGGCCGAGCCTTGCAGCGATGGGATCGCGTTGACGCTCTGCATGCCTTCAGCGTAACCGAGGGCGCTCATCTTGCCCATGTACGCGAAGACCTTGGACGGGCTGGCGATGCCAAGCGCCCGCTTTGCGGCCGTGATGGCAGCCGTGGCGGTTGCCACCATAGCCGACACAACGGCCGACTGGCCGGCGGTTATGCCACCCGCTAGCCCCTTTGTCATGTCGCCGCCGAGCGTTGCTGTGCTTGCCGTAAGCATCTTTGGATCGATGCCAAAAAAGCCGCCCTTTCCAGGGTCGACAGCTAGGCCGCCGGTACTTGTCAATTTGCTCAAGTCTATTTTTGCCAACCACTCGACGAACTTTATCAAGTTGGCGAGCGCCTTGCCGATGGCCACGCCGAGCTTGGTCATTGACGCGACGATCTGTTGTAGGTCGGCCTTGCTTAACGTGTTGATGCTGTCGGTCGTCACGCCGAGGCCCTCGCCGAGTCCTTGGATAATTCCCTTGAACATAGCAAGCAAACCGCGGCCCATGACGGCCGCCGCCTTAATGAACGTCGAGAAAGACTTGACCAGCCCGTCGATCATCTTCTTACCGGCTGGCGTGTCGAGGTTCTTTTTGAAGTCTTTTAATATCGGCAAAACCTGGTCGCGGAGCACGGGCGCGAGCCGGCTTCCGATCTCAAATGCCAGGTTTCTGAAGCGGTTTTGCAGCGCCTTGACGGCGCCGCCAAAGGTCTCAAATTGCTTTTTCTCGGCGAGCTGGCCGAGGTATTCAATCTTAACGCCCTCTTTGAATAGCTCCTTGAAGGCTTGGATTGTCGCGTTTAACGGCAGCTTGGTGATGTCTTTGTTTAGATCTTCAAAACTTCGGCCGGTGATTCTAGCCACGCGCCGAATCACCTTAAGTTTATCCGCGCCCGGTATACCGGCCAAAACGCTGTTGAACCCATCGGCCTCAAACCGGCCAGTGACGATGGCCTTTTCCAGCTGAACAAATGCGTTTTGCACCCGCTCGATTTCTTCCGGCGTCGTGGCTAGCGCCTCAAGGTCGGCGCGGAAGCGCACCATTTCCTTCGCACCCGGGATCCCGCCCTTGATACCGGCGCTAATGAACCCGCGAAACGTCGTGGCGGCGCTCTCGATGCTAATGCTCGTTTTGTTGCTTATGTCGAGCAGCTCTTTAAACGCCTTTTTGCCGGCGCTTGCCGACTTCAAAAACTTGGCGATTCCAAACTCCAGCGCCTCGGCAGTGATGGCGGTTTTGCCGAGCGCCATACCAAACCGAAAGACGCCACGAACCACGCCGGTGATGGCAGCCTTGACAGCGCCGAAGACAGCGACGACGCCCTGCATGGCCATCGCTTTTTTGACGAGAGACCCGATGCTGCCGGTGGCGTCCTTGGATCGCTCGTCGATGTCGTCGAGGCCCATGGAAGCGTCGCCAATCGTCCCTTTGAGCTTAAGAAACTTGCCGGTGTTTGCGTCGATGAGCTTGCCGGCTTTGTTGAATTTGTGAACCTGGCCGGTCAGCTTGTTGACGCTTGCCGCCGCTTTGTTAGCCGGGCCGGTGACCTTGTCGACCATCTGAACGGTGAGTGATACTGCGTCAGCCATGGGTTACTTCAGGAGGGCTTTGGCGAAGGCTCGCCAAATGTCGTGGATCTCGGCGTGTAGTATGCTGCCGTCGATGGCTAGCTCGGTAGGTGTGTTGTCGTCGTTGTGCTCTCGATACTGAAACGCCAGCAAGGCGCGCGCGGCGAGCAGCGGCGAGCGCCGATTTGCATGCCAGCGTTTTACCCTTTTCGGGTTTCGGCCTCGAAGCTAGCGCCGGCCATGTCGGTCGCCTCACTAGCGGCCACCGATGCCAAGCCGGGGTAGGTGTCGAGCAGCGCCGCGGCCTCTTTCTTCTCAAGCGGGTAGGCGCAAACCGACCGCACAAACTCTTTCTGTGCGGTAAACTTCGAGCCGTCCCCGGTCACCTTGTCGACCATCCGCTGATATTCTTGCGCCTTTGGCCGCCGAATAGCGAACGGCCCGGCGGGAGTCCTGAAGACCTTTATTTCGCCGTGCTCGGTTTCTAGTTGCTGCAAATTCTCTTCGTGTTCGTCCATGGCTTACCGTCTCCTTTTAAGCCGTTGTTGTTGTCTATTAGACAAGCATATTTGTGATGGGTAGAACCCCATCGAGTTCTACCCGCAGAATATCAAGCGAGCAGGTCACGCTGAGCGGGTCGGTTCCTTGGCTGCCCGAGATGTCGGGCTCAAGGATAACGCAGCTGATACAACGGTCGGTTAGGATGCCATCACCGTTGGGCGAGCTATAGCTCACCGTGACATCAAACTCGGTGTCTAGGTAGCCGGTCTGCCCGTTGTTGGTCAGCAGATTGATAAAGTCTTGGAAATCGCGGCGGTACATTGTGAGCGAGCCCTCGGCGTTTAGCTGGCCAAGGGTGCGCGCTAGCTTCTCGGCTCCGGTGCCGTAGACGTCGCCGATCTCTCGGGTTTGTTTGTAGGCTAGCTCGGTGCAGCCGGTAAAGATCGTCCCGTTTAGGTCGATCTCGATACTGGCCCACGAAAACTTTGTGCCGTTGACAAGAGGATATTGCGTGGCCATGTGATCAGGTTCCTTCAGGGATTAGGGCGAAGCCGATAGTGGTGGAGATGAACCGAGCATACCCGAGCGGCTGCACGGCCACCTCGGAGATCAGCTGCGAGCTTGCCAGGATGTTGTTTGTACGGTCGATGGCGTAGCGCACCGCCGACACCTGACCGGGCGTGCCTTCGGCATTTGTCGGCTGCGTCAGGTTAGCGCGCAGCCGGCTGTCGATCTGAGTCTCCAACCGCCGCGCGTCTCGCTCGTCGATGGCTCCCGCGCCAGTCGTTCGCACGCCGATGTTCAAAAAGTTTTGCTGCCCAATAAACACGTCGCGACACGCCACGTCCATAATGCGGCCAAGCTGCCAATCGCTGAAGTCCGAGCCAACTGGCGACTTGAGCCGGCCGCGGGTGACGTAGAAACCGGAGCGGCCTAGGTGGCTTCGCAGGGTTGCGATCTTGTGCTGGTCAAGCAGCTCGTCAAAATTCTCGTCGTGGCTAATCTCAAGCACGCCCGAGAGCCGACCCGATGCCACGCGGCCGAGGTCGGTACTGATAAGCGAGTCAGCGGCACGGCCAGCCACCGGCACGAGCGCCGAAAGCTTCGGCGTGCCCCACCCATCGAATGGCTTGGCGCTTGCCGTGTCGGCGTCGCCGAATACGGCCATGATTCGGCGCGACTCCACAGCGGCATATGCCGCCGCGATGTTGGCCGGCGTATCGCTGCCAGCGTCCATCATAGCCCGCACAAAGCGAAAGCTAGCCTCGAACGTGTCAAGGTGCACATCGAGCGCGTTAAACATTGTGGCGCCGTCGACAGCGCTGGCCGGCTTGCCAGTCAGCACCAAGAAAGCCCACTCGGTCGGGTCAGCATTTAGCACGGCCACGGCTGCCGCTAGCTCGCCGGTGCCATAGTAAGGCGCCGTCGTGTCGAAGCTGTGCGCGTCGCCCTTCTCAAAGAACGGCGTGCCGGCGTTGTCGGTGAAGGTGACCGTCAGGCCGCTGCTCGGAATAGTAAACGCACCACCCGCCGGGCATACCTGCTCGGCGCTAAAAGTGCGCCCATCGTCGAGGCTATATTTAAAGTTGAAGTCAGCCGCGGCAACGCTGCCCGTGCTTGTGATCTCGACGATCACCTCGTACGCATCAAGCGGCGAGCCGGCTGGCGGTACGGTTGAGATGTCGCCAGTTGAAGCGCCGACGCGCGACACGGCCACCGCGCCGATGGTGGCGGCCACGGAGGTCGCGAGTTTCATGCCCAGCACCGGGCCACCGGCCACCGACAGCGCGTAGCATAGGGCCTCGGTGAGTGGTCCTTGGCCGAATGCGTCAACGGCCGCCTGTGCATTGGCTACGCTCACGAGAGCGTTTGCCGTGCCTAGCTCGGACGTTCCGAGAAATAGCGGCGTTGTGGGTGCGGGCGGGCTGAGCGCCAAGCCTGGGTCTAGAATGGTGAAGGTCTGGCCGGGGATTGGCATCAGCTATCGTCCTTTTTGGCGGTGGTCTTTTTCTTGCGGCGTATGCTACGCCGGGCGGGTTTTTTGTGCAGCTTACAATGAGGCGAAAGCGCCGCCTCGTGCGGCTGAATGTCGCTGGCTTGCGACTCGACAGCGGCGATGGCTGCCCGATAGTCTTCCTCGGATAGCATAATCGGACCGTTCGCGTCGTGCTCGTGCTGGCTCCAGCCGTGCACCGCATCGGCGCAAGCATGCTGCCACGCGGGCCGCTTCTCGCGACGGGGTCGCGGGCCTACTTTGAAGCAGTGAACCATGGCCCATTGGTGGGGAGTTTTCAACATACGATCTCATCTCCGCTTGTTAGTTCTATGATTCCCACGTGGGTCTCGCTCGTGATGGCGGTTAGCGGCATACCTGCTATAGCCGATTCAAGCACCGGCATCTCCAGCGAGACTTGCTGCGTCACAAGCTGGCCGAGCATAGCATAATCGGCCTCGCCCTCGGCTTGGGTTTGCCAAGTATGCGAGCCGAAGGCCACCGAGCCGCCGGCATAGGCCCACGTCGCGGCGAGCATGTTAAGCCACAGCCGCTCCGCCTGCTCGAAGTCGTAGCCCCAGCAGTGCACGGTGCAATCTTGCACCCGCGTCAGCAACGACCGGTCGCGGGTGCTGCCCACGATACGGCCGCCGATGTTACTCGGTGCGCCCATGCTGCCACCGGTCGGAACCCAAACCACGCGCGGCACGCTGTCGTGCAGCTCGGCGTTGAGCTGGCCGATGCCGTAGGGCACCGCTGAGCGGTTGCCGGCGTCGCCGATACCAATATAGAGCACGCCGACCGGGTCGGTCTGCTCGTGGATGCACTTGATGGCAGCGGCCAGGCTCAACGTGTCATCTCCAGAATATAGGAGCGCATGGCCTCGTCGAACTCAACCATCCACTTTTTTGGCAGCCCCTTTTTGGTCGGCAGCAGCGGCCGGGACTTGTGAAAATATCCGCTGTAATCGACGTCGAAAGTCAGCGTGAAGGATGTAGCGTCGGCGTTTAAGCCGCCGTCGCGGAACTTGTTCCACATCGTTGTATAAAGCTCGCCGATCGGCTTGTCGCCGCGGGCGTTGTTCTTTTTCCACTTAGCGTAGGCCGGGCTGAGCTTTTTCC